CAGCTTGCATGTAATCAGCCTTCGCTAACGCTTGGCTTCTTTTATTTCATTGAAATTAATCAGCATGGCTGCCTCCTCTTAGATTTCTTATTCCCTCGTCAGCAGGGAAACGGTTTCGATGTGGCACGAGACAAGCACCTGAATGTCTGGATTCCGTACACATTTCCGTTCGTTTGCGGGAACTGCTCAAGGCCAAAAAACGGCATTTTTACAGGTGCTCTCCGTTTGCGGGAACTTGTCCACATGCTTTTTCTACCTATAATACGGCGGGCAGGAGGGAAGCCATCGTCTCGACCTGCTCTCCTCTGCTCAATCGGTTTATGATCAAGGCCTCAACCCAGTATGCCGTTAACTTGGTCGGCATCTTGGTCGCTTATCTTGGTCGGTCACCGATCAAGTTGCTTTTTCCTGTACCTCTGATTTCGGCTGTTAGGCTTGTCTACCAAGACCTCATCTTCGGATACAATGCCCATATGTGCTTTTAGCCCGGAAACCATGCTGTTTCTGGGCTTTTCTTCGTCTCAGAGTATAGAGCAGGATTACGTCTGTGGTCCTGTATGTATATGCTGCCGTGGCTTCTGTAGTCAAAAGCGACACCCTCCCCCCAATCTGCAATCGTTAAAAAGTATGGCTATCGTTGAAAGGTTTAATCAGCTAAACTGCGTCAGGAAGCATCACCATGAAATGATCTTCTACAATCTTATTCAGCTGCCCAGCAATCTCCGGAAACTCCTGATTCAGATCCAGAGTCTTCACCGAGATCTGATTCCCGCTCATCTGGTACACATTGTCTGGGACAAGGTCTTCATCAGTCTTGGCGTACAGAAGCATCCCCGACACTTGATGCCCGGTGCCTGCAAGTTCCGCTTCCTTGTTTTTCACATAGGTGAAGATCTGATACATGTTGCCCGAATGCAGTGTCTGCACATCGAAGTTCGTCTGCAGCGTCCGCTCATAATATTTTGCATCGATGATGAGCGTCTGATTCCCGTATGTCAGCGTGATGTCCGTCTGCATCACCGGAAGCAGAGCATCGTAACCGTCGTCAAGCTGCCACGGGATCTGCAACGCCCTCGAAGAGAATCCCTTCAGTCGCTGGCCGAATTCCTGTGCATAGTATTCCAGAATGAACTTTTCATAAAGTCTGCTCATCCGCTGCTCGTCTACGAAACTTGCGAGCCGATACTCACCGCTCTCCGTTGTCAGAAGTGAGCCCTCTATCAGCAGTTGACAAATAGCAAGCAGCAGTTGATAAGTACGGTTATTCCTCTGGAATCGAATATCCGACCAGCGGATATGTTGTAGTTCGATCTGGTCCACTTCCGAGAAAAGAAGCATTTCTTTTTTCAGCTCAGCCTTGTACTTTTCCTGCACATCCTTCTGACGCAGAAGAAGGAAAACCGTTGATTTCAGAATCTGATTGAGCAGGTTGTTTTCCGAGAGCTCGTCATAATCACAGGTTACGATCATCCGATGCTCCAGCCTGTTTTTTATCGTTCCCGGCATGTCAATCTTGCCTCGGACGACCGGCAGGTTTTCTACGCGGTTGATGTATTCCCGATAGAGTCCCTGCTTCAACTGCAGCCCGATACCTTTTGCCAGAATTGCAGCAAACAGGTTATGAATGTTATCGAACGACTCCTTCTGGATATCGTCGTAGACGGACTCCTTCAGTGTGGTAAATGCGTAGGACAGCATATAATAGATGTTCTTTATGAATATGCTTTTATCCTTTGTCATTGAAATACTCCGTGCAGGATGTTGTCCCAGCGCTGTACCTTACTGTCGTCATCGAACCAGTATTCCTGCAACATCGGAAGGATGTCGTAATCCACGACCGACTGCATCCACTCATCCGTGCAGGTTTCCTTCGTCCTGCCGCAGAAATAGCTGTGGCCAATACAGAAACCTTTTCCGAGCGACTTGTCCCGGCTGATTTCTTCATTCAGTTCGATGACCTTCTTTATCAGTTCATCGAATGTATCGTTCTCCAGCGTCTGCTGATAGTCGCTGAATCCTTTTGACTCGAATCCCGGATCAATCTCGAAGAAGCTGAACCGCCGCCGCAGGGCATAGTCGATCATCGCAAGGCTCCGGTCTGCCGTATTCATCATGCCGATGATGTAGAGATTTTCCGGTACAGTAAAAGGCATGCCATTATAAGCGAGCGTAGCTTTCGTGCCACGGTAATCCTTCTCGATTAACATCAGCAGCTCACCGAAAATCTTACTAAGATTACCTCGGTTAATCTCGTCAATGATAAAGAAGAACTTCTTGTCCGGTTGATTCTCTGCCTTTTTGCAGAAGCGATAAAACACGCCGTACTTCAATTCAAAACTGTCTCCGGACGGCTTGTAGCCCATCATGAAATCCTCATAGGAATAATTCTGATGGAACTGCACAAACTCGATGCGGTTATCATCCTTTTTTCCCATGAGAGAATATGCCAGACGCTTGGCGGCGAATGTCTTACCAACACCCGGTGCACCCTGCAGTATGATGTTCATCTTGTTCAAAAGCACGCCGGAAAGCCTGTCGTATTTCTCCTCGGTCATATAGACCTCAGACAGAAAAGCATCCTTTGTGTAAGGCGGAATCTTAACTTCGGTATTGAGAGGATTCTCATCACGAATCATGTCCATGATGAATTCGTATTCGCCCTTGGTAAGCTTGAAGAAGCTGCCGTTTGGATTCTGGAAGAACTCCATTTTTTCAAGCTCTGGGCATTCCTTCAGTGTTTGGTAATCAATCGGATTTGCGAGAGATTCTGTCTTTTCAAAATAGATTTTCTGTCCATCATTTGCCGCACTGACCTTTACAAGAGCAACGACCTGCTTGACAGGATTGGATTCATATCCGATGACAAGATCGCCCGCCTTTGCATCGATGAAATTCTGAAACACACGGCGCTTATTTCCGTTTTCGTTAAAGAGCGTGTAGTCCTGAACTTCACCAACCTGCAGATCCGAAAAGCTCCAGATCTTCGGGTTAGCATTCAGCCACCAGTATCCATGTTCTTCCTCGCCGTCTTCCGACTTTGCGTAAAGATCGACATCCTTCCAATCGACCTGATCCAGAGCTTCAGAAAGTTCGCCCCGGAGTTTCCAGATATAGCCGCCATCCTCATCTTTTGTAGCATGCCTGCCAACATAAAGGACCGGCCACCATCTGGAATTATCTGAATCACGTGGCATGACCGGACAGCCAGTCTTCTCGACCACTCGTTTTGCCAGTCCGACTGACCCAGCATTATAAAAGTTCTTACTTTCTCCGTATTTCACCGCAAGCTGAGTACAGGTGGCCTCACCGCCATAGTCCTTGAACCGCCTCATGATTTCAAGGCTGCTTTGTGTGAATACATCTTTATCATTTAAGAGAGCAATCCATTCCTGAACCGTTATTCCAGGCGAATATTCTTCCTGAGAAGGGAACCACTCGTTGTCGGAGGAAACGCTATCTCCTTTTTTTGAATACTCCCTTGAAATGTAAAATCCAACATCGAAGGTCAGCGTTTTCAGTTCCGGATCAGGATAGCAATCTGCGGTCAACTGGCTTCGGAATAAGTTCACCAGTTCTGTGTCCTGCTTCAGTTCTTCACAGATTTCATCATAGAACTTGAAGAAGTTTCGAATGTTGTCGGCGTAGGCTCCTTTTTTGAATCGGTAATCACTCTCAAGTTCATCAGATACCGATTTGACTTCACCAAATTTATAAACATAGTACTTGTCCGGATAGCGTAACCACAGGTATACACTAATCGCATTTTCGTATTGATAATGCTGTGCAGCTCCATTCCCATATTTTTCGAGTAAGATGGATGATTTCATTTTGAAGCTGTTGATGCGCTCATAAACGTCCTTGCTTTCATCAAATAACTCGATATACATCGCCCGGACTTCTTCCGGTGCAGTCTTGGCAAAGCCGATGATCATTCGTGCCGGGAAGTTATTCATCGAGGCCAGCAGGTTGTATGTCTTGGAAAGAGAACGGCTGAGCATATCCGCGAAATCCTCCGCTTTGACATCCCAGTTATCCTGAAAGCATTTAACAGCTTCCCATTTGTATTTTTCGTCTTTCCAGTGCTTTGGAAGGAAGTCCTTCTTGTACTGGATGAGTACTTCTTTCAAACGAAACTTATCAAACATTCTTGCATCCTCCGCAACACGTTATTAACAGAATAATAAGCTCACCATTCCTTAACCGTTAGGAACCCTTTCTCGATTGCATCCGGGAACAAGAATGTCTTATTTGCCACGTCAAAAGAGACCATGACTTTGCCGGATTTGATTCCGGTTACTTTTCCTTCGCCATACTTCTTGTGTGTCACAATAGTTCCGACGCGGAACTTAGACAGGTCGACTTCCTTAAACTTCGGCTCTGCCTTATACGGCGTCGAACCCTCGGCCACATGAGAGCCTCTCTGCAGTTCCGGAACAGGATATCCCTGGTTGATTGGCACCACCTTCGGCTTAGCTGGCTCTGGCTTCGGCCTTAATATCGGTTGCTCAATGATAACGGTCTTCTTGAACGGATTCTCCTGCATGGACGCTGTCTGAGCTGATGCCATGTCCTTGTATTCGTCCTTGGAAATAACAGTACTGAACAAGCCGACATCCTCGTCCTCAGCATGTTTACTGATTCCGGTGTATTCCAGCGAAGCGTCTTCATATCGTTTGAAGTTGTAAACTGCACTGTTCATGAGCGAGTCATTGAATATCCCAAGTGATACGAGCAGCTCAAAATCCTCGACAGTTAGACCAGTGACCTTCTTGAACAAGCCCGGCTCAAACTGAGTGATGACATCCTTCAGGCTGTATTCACGGAAATCGGTCAGGTACATGAAGATCGGGATTCTCGTCGCAAACTTGATGAGTTTTTCCTGTATCTCTTTACGCTTGCTCTTGTATTCTTTCTCCTCCTGCGACAGCTCCTTCTTTTCCTTTGGAGTCATGTCGTCACCTTTTTCGGCTTTAGTCTTCTTGACTGCGTTCGACTTGTTTATGATCGTCTCAATGTCCTTATTCAGGCTTCGGAAGCCTTCAATGTTCATGATTGCTTTCATAGCATCATCGTTATCGAGAAGACGCTGCAGTGTCTCGTTATCCACATTGACAAGCAGAGCAGATTCCCAGCGCCTTGCGAGAAGCGTCGCGGAGGTACCGGCCATAGTGATATCCAGAATGTCAGAAGCCGAAACCGCCGTCATTGTGCTGCCATCGAAAGCAAGGACTGGCAGAAAGTGAATGAAGTCTGCGACCTTTTTCTCCGGATTTGACTCTGAAATATTCAGTCGGCAGCTGTAATCAGAAATCTGGCGCAGAGCACGATTGAGCGCAAAGTCGAAGATGTAGCAGTTTTCCTTCATGATTTCTTCGGTACCGTCTTCCTTCTTTACCGTCCAAGGAGACTGAACACGGAAAGCTGCCTGAAAATATGTCTCGGGAGATGACAGATTGCGAAGCATGAAAATTCCCGTCCACGGCTTAATCGTCACACCTGTTGTCAGCTTTCCGCAGGAAAGCGTGATGGTTTTTGTCTCAAGCGGCGGGTCCATAGATTCACGGACGGGTTTGAGAGCAGCAAGACCCACGCCTGCTGCCGTTCCGGCGCAAACATTGACGGTATAGTCGTGATAGAAAACATTCTGCTTCTCCGCAAGCAGGTTTGCCATTGCGTAGCAGGAGGCGACGTTCGGCAGAAACCACAGCGTGTGATTCAGAACGGAAAGCATTCTGGCATCAGAATATGGCATAACCGGCTTGGCATTCTGACCAAGCTTCAAGTCGTCAACCGAGGAAGGTAAATAAGCTCCACGAATAAGGGAGAGCCACTTCTGGACATAGTCCTTGTAGACGAACTGCGCCGTCTCCGGGTGTCCTTCTACCTCCGGTTTTGCTGCGAAGAATACATTCAAGTCAAATTCGTTAAAGTCCTCGTTATAGGCAATGCGGCGAATTTCATCCGGGATACGATATGTCATCAGGACGATCTGCGGCATGGACGCATAGGGATTCGGACCTTTGCTGTCATCCCATTCTTCCTTCGCCTTCTGCTCATCGGAATATGTCCACGAGAAGATCTGATCCTCCATGAACTCACCGGTGTTCAGAGCGCGGAACGGTGTGCCGGACAGGAAGAGATAATACTTCGTCGTGATCGGTAAGAAGTCTTCGTTGATGGCGTTATCTGCCTCGTTCTTCTTATACTTATCGATGTCCAGCTCGTCATAGCTGTCCTCGTCCTCTTTTTCAAACAGGTGCTTTGCATTTTCACGCCAGGCGCCAAAATGGTACTCGTCAAATATGACAAGATCCCAGTTCGTGGTATGTACCCATTCGTTCTTGGCCTTGATGCCTCCAGCAGCATTCGTGCCGAGGAAGTCTTGGAAGGAGCCAAAGCAGACGATAGGTCGCGACTGATCCAGATCCTGCGGACGAATGCCTGTTTCCTGAGAGACCTCGCGGGAGTAGAACTGCCAGCCTTCGAAGTCCATGTGGGAAAGCAGGTCTGTTTCCCATGATTCCTCAACCGCTGGTTTGAACGTGAGAATCAGGACACGCTTCATGTCCATCGCCTTCGCAAGCTCATAGGACGTGAATGTCTTTCCAAAGCGCATCTTCGCGTTCCACAGGAACTTTGCCGTATGATTCGGATTGCGCTGGGATTCGGATTCAAAGTAAGCCTTTGTCATCCGGACTGCACGTGCCTGCTCCGGACGCATACGAAAGTTCTGCGTCCTGTTCTCAAGATTTGCGGAAGAAGTCTTAACAGCGAGGATGGCAACCTTTACGTCATCAACAGTACATTTGTACCATTCGCTTTTCTTGCCGTCCGGCGACTTTTGCGCATGGAAGCCGTGTGCTTCCAGCATCCGGTGAACGTCATGATCCATAAAGATTGCGCCGTCAGCATTGAGGGCGGATTCAACGTATTCGACCTTGTACGACTGGCCCGGCGTCAGCGTTGGATAGTGCTCGTGCATACGCACTTCGATTGGCCTGTCTGTATAGCCGACCTTCAAGCAGCCCGGAAAACGTGTATCGGAATAGGCGTAGATGATCGGCTTGACTTCTGTTTTCGGATGAACATATTGATCAAAAATATCAGCCATCAGTCTTCACCTCCCTCACCGGGCATCGGCAAAATAGCATCTTCAATATAAGTTTGCTCAGCACCCGCCAAATTATATTTTTCATACAATTCTTTGTCGGACCAAGGTCTACTAAAGTCTTGTACAGGCACATATGAATAAGATGACTTTGACATATTCATAGATGCCAGCATTTGCATCATAAGAAATCGAGCAAATTTTGTATTTAAATACGATATTAGGTTGTCAGCTTGCTCCTCATCTTCATATACTCCTGCGACGAGATAACTCTCCGTGCAAGCAGAATTTGGAGGTAGCTTTTGAACCACAGAAAGGACACGCATCTGACCGTTCTTATCGGGAACACCTGCGTGCTCAAAAGAGACCTTTGAGACAATGACCTTCCACTTATTCAAAATATTCTTGCCCTGTGTAATGCAAGCATGTCTGATTTTCCCAAGGCCTTTACTGCTCCTAAGTGTCACGTCTCCATCCTCATCAAAAGGAGTGGCCGAATCTAACCCAAATGGTCTTCTTGATAGCACTTGATCAGCCATCGTTTTTTCTTTGAAAGCTTTCACTTTACGGACAATTGCCACAGCTTCATTATTGCGAATAAAGGTTGGAAATTCATTCAAGTTCCGAACCATCGACGTTTCTATACCACCTTTATTAACGTTTACGATGGTACAGTCATCATTGCTTGAATCTCTTGACCATAAGAAATAGCTGATGCCGCCAGGGATATCTACGCCTGGAAAGCAATCCTTTGAGTCTGCATAATCAACTAACTTTACGAGCCTTTTGTCTTGGAGCATCTCCTGACGATATGAATCAAGGCCCTTGCCGCCATTTAACCAACGAGATGGCGTGATCATCGTCATGTACCTTGGATTGAGCTTCTTTGCTTGTTGCACAAATTTCTGATAAATAGGTGACGCACTCTTGCCAGCACCACCACCTCCATCACTGAGTTGATATGGAGGATTACTAATTATCACATCAAACTTCATATTAAATATTTCCTCCGGGTGTAACGTATGTATAAATTCGTATGCGTGATTCTCCATTCCTTCACGTTTGATATCATTAAGCTCGTTTCCATAACTTATCCCGCAGTAAATGCAATGTCCTTTAGAATCATTTCGGTCCCATTTGTGTTTGACTTTGTGAAAAAGTACATTCCCCTGTATATCATCAAACTGCGTAATTGAAAACGAACTGTTCGGATACTTCGAGCAGTAAACCGACCTTCTGGACAGCAGTGAAGTCAGTTCGGTGATGGCAATGCCATAGAGCTGGTTCTTGAAAATCCAATCGCAGCGCTCCTGCAGATTCGGGATCTTGTCCGCAAGCCCGGCAATCAGACGCTTCGCGATTTCGCGGAGGAACACTCCGGATTTACAAGCTGGATCCAGAAACTTCGTGTTGGGATCACGAAACAGTTCCTGTGGCAGCATATCAAGCATCTTGTTGGCGACATCGGGAGGAGTAAAAACCTCATCGTTCGATAGGTCTGCGAGACAGGACAGGACGTCCGGTTTATATACATTGGTAAATAAATCAGGATTCAGTGGCATATTGTACCTCCCAGTAATCTACGGATGGGAACTCTCTGATCGGTGCCGGAGTCCAACCATGTGTCTCGGCGTCGTAATCCCAGCCTTGTTTCTTTTTTTCAGCCAGTACATCCATAAAACTCATCTGGCCATCGTCTTCAACCTTTTCTGGTTCCTCATCGCGCATCAAAGCATCAAGCGTAAAATCCCTGCGTCGCATTCGATACCCTACTGTGAAGTCCCACTGAGAGAAGATTATCGGAGTACCGTCATTTTTCATAAGCGTCAAAGCATCACCACACAGAACGTTCTTTTGAAGAATGTATTTTGCGGCAGACCTTATTTCATCACTGGATTCCTTCTTACACTGCTTTGTGTAAGCTTCATCCCATATTCGAAAGAGCCGCTCCCGGCATTCCTTCACGTTATCTTCCTGAATGTCGATTCCATAGATGCTGGTGAGAGCGAGAAACGCATTCTTCGTATACTCTGAATTATTTCTCTTATATTGTCGCTTAACCCTCGCGAGCTTCCGTCGCAGAATTTCCGCGAGGAAGTTTCCATCGCCGCAGGCGGGCTCCAGAAACCGGCTTTCAATCCGGTCGGTTTCGCTTTTCACGAGATCGAGCATGGCATTGACTTCACGCTCGTTTGTGAACACTTCGCCGTGCTCCGCGACACGTTCCTTTGATTTTATTTGTCTTGGCATAAGCTATCTTACCTACTTTTCATTCTTTTTTCTTGACTGCCGCCGTCATCATGTCATAGTGCTGGTTCTGATGCATGACATAGAAAATCTGCTTGAATACCCGCTTGTACATGTCTACGTTGTCATAATCCTCAACCACAAGGTTCAAGCCGTCCGTGATGCCGTTCGGATTATTGATATAGGCCAGCATCGTAGAGGCGAGCTCGTAGTCGGTCATATCCGGCTGACTACCCGGAACTTCTTTTATAAAGTTTTTCCGGTTCTCCGGATCTTCGAGCAGCTGCTCCCGGAGGCTGGTGCCCTCGTATCCACAAAGCTGAAGGAAATACGACTCGAGAATCCTGCGCATTACATTCAGCGCCGGAATAACAGAATCCGCATCACGCAGTTCTTCCCAAAGTGCCGCATATGAGCTCTGCACCGGGTTATAATTCTCAAACTCGGTCTTAGCTTTGTCCTTTGGTCTTTCACAAATATGTACGCGCGAGATATTGGCAGTCTTGCGGATCATATAGAAGGTGGTGCAATCGTAATAACCGACCTGCTGGTAGGTTATCTCTCTATGGAAGTACACATTGTGTGTCAGGACAAAAATCTGCTTGATATAGTTTCCCGGAACCTTTGGATTTTCCCAATGCGTATTATTTCGGCAAACATTGATCATTTCTCGTACGATGGCACTTACAAGGAAGAGTGCCGTGCTATCCATGCTGGAAACCGGATCGTCGATGGCGACAATTTTGTCCTTCTTCTCTTCGCTGTTTTGGCTCCCGCGAACAAGTTGATAGAAATACAGGAAGGCGATGAAGTTTCGTTCCCCTTCGCTTAGGTTTTCTGCAACTTCTCCGGTGTCGCGGATGACCTCGTAATGATTCTTGTTGTTCTCGCATTCACGAATGTGAAAGCCCTGAAATCCCGAATCCTTCAAAATCTTGTTGATACCATCGACTGCCGCTTGCGTATTAACGACCTGAAGGTTCAGCGCGGATATTTCACTTGTCAGGGTATTGATGGCCTTCTTGAGGCTCCGCCCCTTATCTTCGAGTTTCTTAGCAGCGTCTTCCTGTGCTTTCTTTTCATCAAGGTAGCCCTTGATCTCATCCTTCAGCAGGAAAGCGAAATACTCGATAACTTCTTTCTTGCACTTTGCTTTACTGGTTCTTTTGGCATTCACAACATCATTATTCGCCTTGATCTTCTTGTTGATGGCATCGATGAGATCGCCGATTTCGAGCAAAAGGGAATCTGTATCTTCTAGCGATACGATCTTTGATGGCTCTTTGACCTTTTCGGCAAGACGGCCCGAATTCAAATCAATTTTGCTTTTCAGGAGCGCGAGCTTAGACTTGTATTCCTCGAGCTCGTCATCCAGTCCCGGCACCGTCTCACCCAGATTTCCTTCAAGTTTCCGAATAATCGCTTGCGTTTCACGATCATATGTACTCTGAAATTCTCCGAGCTGGGAAACGTTCTCCTGATACTGCGCATCAAAGCATTTCTGAATATCCTCCTCAAAAGTGCTTGGCAGCTTCTGCTGGCAGAATGGACATTTTCCCTCAGAGCCGGGAACGAAATGTGTATGGCCTTGACGCACCCAGTCGGTGGCTTTTATTTTTCTTACGAATTTGGCAAAGTCGGTGTTTGCGCTACTGACAACAACCGTAGCCAGCAAATCTTTACCTGGCAATTTTCCATATGTAACAGAGCTGTCTGCTCGCTGAAATTCCGAATAACTTCTGGAATTCGCATCAAATGCCACATCACAAAGCCTCTTTAATTCATCCGGATTGTGATCGGTCGGATTTGTTTCAGCAAGAATAGCCTCTATGAATCCCTTTTTCTGTTTCTTACCTTCGAGGGCTTTATCAAAAGCGGCCCGCTCTCTTGTCGTCCTTTTAAAGCAGTCATCCTGAAAGGTAGTCAGTAACGTGCCAAGGCCACTTTTCTTAGTGCGCCAGTCATCCTGTGCCTTCGTGAAGTCGCCGTTTAATCTATCCTTCTCCGCAGATTTCTCGTCGATCTGACTTTGCACGCCCTTGTTGATTTTATTGAAGATGAACACACCTGGAAGGTCTCCATAGCTTGAAAAATTATCCTCAACGAAATCCCGGTTGTATATCAGAAGATCATAGTCGCTCGGGACCCGTCCATCAGCCCATTCAACACTGTCGTTATCACCATTGTTCTCACTGATGGCATACGCTATGGACGACTTCCCAGCACCATTATTTCCGTAAAAGAAATTAATAAAGGAAAGCTTCTCTATCGGCTCATTATGGAAGGTCGCTCTGTTGACCGTGATTTTCGTTATCAGTGAAGGATATTTTTTACTCATATGAAGTCCTCCTGTCGTTACTCCTTTATCTTGCCTTCCCGAACCCATTCATCAACTTCGGAAATTTTAAATTTATAGCGTTTGCCAGCCCTGTAATAAGGCAGTTTGCCTTCTTTAATCCAGGTCCTTACTGTGTCTTGGCTGACACTCAGATGGTCCGCGATGTCTTCCAAGTTCACCCATTTTTCGACGTTCATTTCTTCATATTCTCGGCTCATGTTTTACCTCCGTAGTATTGCGTTCCATGAGTTGAATCTAAAGCAGCCGTATCGTACAGCCGTTATTATTTAGTGCTTCTACTACATCAACTTTCTTTATAGCCCAGTGTGTTTCATCGAGTTCGTTTTTGAAATCAGTACCGCCGATGCCAAACACTTCCTTCTGTTCATTCAGAATTTGCTGGGCGAATTTCCTATATTTGAAAAAGTAGATCCAGATGCCATCTTCCTTCACCTGCACGTCTCGCACTATTCCGAAAAAAGCTCTATGGCGATCATCTGTCCGTGCGAACTGATGGTTTGTGCTCGCGAATATCGCCGGAAAAGTCTTCACGATGTTGATGCATTCTTCTGTGAGATAGGCAAGCTCCCATAGATCATTGGGTGTACATTTGTCGACTGCGATAGCGTGGTCCTTAGGAACTACGAAGTATTTTCCCTTGAACATCTCATCGGCGATCACGAATAGGTTGTAGCAACTCAAATCAAGGTCAACCTGATCTGGCGTATTATCGTCATCCTCATCCATATCAGAAGGAAGGTAGATTGCAACCTTCTTATGGTCCTCATAATGCTCAACAAAACCGTATTGTTTACCTTTTCCGCCAGACTGCTCCATATGAACTTCAATCGGACGTGGCGTTTCGTTTGAAGGAAGCTGAGGCTGCACCTTTTGAATCTCATTTTTCTCCACAGGCACTAATCCTCCTCGTCCTTTTCGTAATAATTCTCTATATATCCGATCTGCTTACCAGCACCGCCTGATTGCTCAAATTTAAAATTAAAGACTTTCGGCTGGTTGATGGTCTGCTCCATTTTCTGGTTCGCAGATTGTTCATCAGGCTCCGGTATTGCGTCTATAACTTCCGACTCCGGATTGCCTGATCCGTCTGATGCTTTGCCAACTTCATCATTTTCAAAATCAGTCGAATAGCAATATGTAAGCTCGACTTCCCGCGAACTTTTTTCGCCAATAGCAGCTTCATACGGTCGCCCATTATTGCTCTCAGTAGGCGGGCACCATTCAGCATAGGTTTCTTGGCCTATGCTGTTTTTCTTTATGTGGACAATGCAGTAGTGCCAAAGGCCGAGAAGGAATGATTCAAGACATAACGAAGGGGAAGATAAGACTTCCGCTTTTGTAATAGTCGTACCATCCTTATTGGCATATAGCTCAGTACCACTTGGAATTGTTTTATCGGCATCCAACAGTTCAAGGAGTGCTTTTACAAGGTATTCGTCCTTCCTGGTCGCCGAACGCAGTTCCAGATATTTATTTGTAAATGCCGTCATTGCAGCAAGGCATTCTGCGTAATTGTTCTTAATCCTATCGTCAAAAGATTTTTTTGCAGACGCGTCTTTAAAGCGGAAATGTCCCCATCCCCAGTTTTCGCATGATTTGAAAGCGAGAGTCCCATCGCGAAATGATCTTTCATCCAATCTTGATGGATCTGAAATGCTCGGTGTTGCGACTCGCGCTAAAGCGAGAAGTGTTTCCGGCTCAGTGATGCCGCTTTGCTTACCCATGTACATCTCTGCGTGCGAAGGCATCGGATTGCGGGCATCGGATATCAATATGAAGAAGGTCCCGCCGCACAACCTCCAAGTATCTCTGTTTGCCATAGATTGTCCCTCATTTTCAAAAACTCCGACAAAAGCGACAAACCCGACTACGTGAACATCGACAAACCCTACTCCTCAATGGCTCTTGTGGAAATCACAGGAGCCATTTTCAGTCGGTAAAGGCACTTCCGCCGCTGGGGAAATTCTGGTTAACAACCCATAACAAACCCCACTAAAACATTATACCACGGAATAATACGAATCTCAATGAGATCGTATGAACCAGCAATGAACTGACTGTGAATTGTTCCCCTGTGATTGCCCACAAAAAGCCAATCACAGGAGGAAAAATTCATGACAAAAGAATTCAAACGCATCTATGACAAGACCACCCGCACCTGGTACGAGGTCCCGGAGGATCAGTACCGGGATTACGACCGCTGGCGCACCGCACTCAGGAAGCGGATGCAGTACAGAGGCGAATGCTTCTGCCCGCGCAGCAAATGGTGGCTGTGCGACGGCAACTGCCTCGACTGCGAGTTCCACAACAACACAACCATCTCCCTTGATGATCCACTGCCTGACGGCGAAGGAACGCTCGCCAATTACGTTCCGGACGACGCTCCTCTTATTGAAGAGGTGCTTTCCGAGAAGGCGGAGCTGGATCAGCTCTTCGAGCGTCTGCAGGAGCTCATGTCGGAGGCCAAGCGTATCGGAGAGCTCAGGGAAGAGGGTCTGTCCGACGAGGCCATCGCCGACATTATCGGGATCAAGCGGACGACATTCCTGTCCCGCCTGAAGAAGGCAAAGGAGAAGCTGTCCGAGGAGTTCCCGGACTGGTTCTAAGCACATGGCTCCGGCTGCCCATCGTGGTGGCCGGAGCTTTTTTCAAAATTTCTTTTTATCCCTTCATCAAAACGCCTGCCTCGCCTCCAGTGGGAAGTGTAAGGAGCACGAAAACAAGATGCTCCGGATTGGAGGTAAAGCGATGAATACGACACGCAACAGAAGTCCGGCGGACGCAGAGACCATCGCAGTTCTTTACGCGATAAGCCATGTATCCGCAAGACTGGCAAGGAACCTGTCTGTCCTTGCCGCAGGTCAATCCGAGGAAGGAGGTAAAGAGAATGTCAAAAATGTCAGAGATGGATCAAACCATCAAGGATCTGCGCGATGCCGCCGCTGCTATTAACGCAGCCGCTGACTGGCTCTTCCAGCAGTTCTCCGGCACTGCCGAGGACCCCACTCCACTGCCCGAAGAGGCACAGGCCGAGCCTGAGAAGAAGGAGCTGAAGCTGGAGGACGTGAGGAAGGTTCTCGCCGAACGGTCGCGCGCAGGCTATACGACGCAGATCCGCGAGCTGCTCCTCAAGTACGGTGCGAGCAAGCTGTCGGCTGTCGATCCGAAGGACTACGAGGCCCTGCTCTTCGATGTGGAGGGACTCAATGAATTCTGAAAGACAGCATGCGGTCCTCTTTGCGTCAAGCTCCGACCGGTGGATTCACTGCTCGCCGTCAGTCAGGCTTAGCGAGGGATTCGAGGACAAGGAAAGCGACTACGCACTGGAAGGCACCTGCGCTCACGCGCTCGCCGAATACAAGCTCCGCAAGGCGCTCGGCTACCCGGCACAGGACC